CACCATCAAGTCGGATGGCGAAAAGCTTGGCGACTATGGCACGCTTATGGCGCTAATGACCTGCCTCGGCGTGAAGGATATTCGGCCCGCGCAAGTCACGTCGCTGGTGTGGGACCGTGACGCAGGCGGGAACGTCAACAAGGAACTCATCCAGTTCCCCGAACTGCTCAACAAGCGCGTGGGCATCCTGCTCGCGATGGAAGAATACGAAAAGCGCGACCAGAGCAAGCGCCCGACCGGAGAAACCGGCTGGAGCGTGCGCCTGAATGCCGTGTTCCAAGCAGACACCGAACTCACGGCATCTGAAATTCTCGACCGTAAGACGACTCCGACGAAGCTGCCGCAGCTGGTCGCTGCCCTGAAGGATCGCCCGCTGAAGAACAAGCCGCATGCAGCATCGAGCGGCGCGTCGCATCCGATAGACGGCGGCGGATTCGACGGTGGCGGTGCGTTCGATGATTCGATCCCGTTTGCCCCGGCATTCGCTCGCGCCGCTTGGGCTATCGCATGAGTTTAGGGTCGCTCAAAACCTGCTTCAAGTGTGGCGTTGAGCGGCCCATCAGCGAGTTCTACAAGCACTCGCGGATGGGCGATGGTCACTTGAACAAGTGCAAGGAGTGCACAAAGAGCGATGTCCGCAAGCACCGCGCCGAAAATCTGGACAAGATCCAAGCATACGACAGATCACGAGGAAATCTTCCTCATCGCGTCGCCGCAAGGATGGAATACCAACAGACGGAAGCTTACCGGCAGTCACACAAGGAATCGCTGAAGCGCTACTTCGAGAAATTCCCGAATCGGCGCAAAGCGCAGGTGATTGCGGGAAATGCCATTCGGGACGGTCGATTAAAGCGTCAGCCGTGCCTCATCTGCGGCGAGCGCGGCGAAGCTCACCACCCTGACTACGATGCGCCGCTCGACGTTGTGTGGTTATGCACAACGCACCATAAGCAAGCCCATGCACTCGCAGTCGAAATTACCAGATCACAAGGAGAGCGCAATGCAAGAGTTCACAGTCTGGTTCGACAAGAGCACCAAGCCGAGACACATTGGCGTCTATGAAGTGCGCCGCAAGCCGAACGGAAAGACGATCTTCCGCCTGTTCAGCTACTGGACCGGCAAGCGCTGGTCTTACACGGCGCAGACGCCACGCGGCGCCGAGTCCTGCAAGCACCGGGCGAGCGCTGAGGCCGAGCGCGAAGGCGGCTTCGAATGGCGCGGGCTGCGACGCAAAAAAATTTGACCGCTAAGGATACCGTCATGGTATCTTTATGCATGTACCGATACCGCAGCACAGATCAAACAAAAGGAACCGAAATGTCACTCAACCTGTTCGAAATCTCCCGCGAGTACCGCGAAGCAGCCGACACGCTGGTAGAGCTAGATCTGGACGAAACGACCGTGCGCGATACGCTGGAATCGATCAGCGGAGACCTGACGACGAAGGCGCAGAACATCGGCTTCGTCATCAAGAACATCGAGGCCAGCGCAGAGCAGATTAAGGCGCACGCCAAGGCGATGCTCGACCGGGCGAAGGCGCTGGAGAACCGTGCAACGTCGGTCAAGCAATACCTGTTCGACGGCATGAAGCTGGCGAACGTGCCGAAGATCGACACGCCGTTTTTCAAGCTCGCGATTCGCGACAACCCGGCTGCGGTGCAGATCGACGACGAGTCGCTGATTCCTGCCGAGTACAAGACCGATCCCCTGCCGCCAGTCCCGGCGCCCGACAAGAAGTTGATCGCCGCCGCGCTGAAAGACGGCTTCGAAGTTCCTGGCTGCCGTCTGGTGCGCGGCCAGCGTTTGGATATTCGCTAAATCGAGAACCGCCATGCGAACCAACTTACGCCTGAAGTTCGATAGCTACAGCGAATACGGCTTCGACGGCTTCAGGTGGTTCATTCGCAGAACTGTCGCCTACTCCGACATTTGCATCCAGTGACGACAGCCGACCACTTACAGGATTGCAGGCAGCGCTTCATGGCCGCGGTGCGCGACGGTCGCAGCGGATCGTTCGAGCGCGCGAAGCAGATCGTCGAGAGCGTGCGCAGCAAGGCCGGCGAAGAAGTGGCAGAGCGGGCGAAGAAAGAAATCTGGAATTACATAAGATCGGACCGTAAAACGTGAAAAACATATACCGCCATGAGTTCGTGAGTCATTGCCCGAACAATGACAAGGCGATTGTCTACGCCTTATGCATCGAGACCAGCTCCGTAATTCAGGTCGAGCACATTGTCACCGCAGCAGCGCTGCACAAGCGCGCGTTTCATGAGGCGATTGCAGATGATCTGCACTCGCGTTTCGGCGGCCTGCAAACTATGCGCGCACATCACCACGGCGTCGATATTGAAACGGTGCGCGGCGATGAATGAGGCCATTGGTGAGCGTATCCGGCGCATTCGAAAAGAGCGCGGCATGACGTTGGCAACGGTTAGCGAGCGCATTTGCATGCATGCCAGCTACATCGGTCAGGTTGAGCGGAGCGAGCACGCTCCCGGCCTCACTATGGCAGCCGATTTAGCGCGCGTCTTTGGCGTCAGCCTTGATTACATCGCTGGACTCACTGAGCACGAGTGCAACCCTTACGTGCAGCGGGGCCGAGCATGATTCACTACCACGGCTCCCCTATTACGCCCGCAACGGCCGCCGTGCGAGTTTATTCAGGCGGTCACGCGTTTGTTTCTTTCCGGCACCCTGAGCAGCTTGGCCTTGCAATTGATGTTGCTCAGACGTTCGCGGTCGACAACGGTGCTTTCAGTGCATGGCGCAGCGGGAATCCAGTGACTGACTGGCGACCATTCTATGAATGGGTTGCAGAACTGCATCGCTATCCATCTTTCGACTTTGCTGTCATCCCTGACGTAATTGATGGCGATGAAGCAGCAAACGATGCCCTGCTGGCCGAATGGCCGTGGCGCGAGCGCGCGCCGTGGATAGGCGCCCCTGTATGGCACTTGCACGAGAGTCTCGACCGACTCGATCGCCTAGCGTCCGCATGGCCGCGCATCTGTTTAGGCAGTTCCGGCGAATTTGCTTCGGTGGGATCACAAGCCTGGTATGTCCGCATGGCCGAAGCCATGGATGTTCTATGCGACAAGAGCGGCAGGCCAATTTGCAAGATTCATGGTCTCCGCATGCTTGACCCTGACGTATTCACGCGCTTTCCGTTCGCCAGCGCAGATAGCACAAACATCGGCCAGAACATCGGCATCGATAGCAAGTGGCGCGGACCTTACACACCAGCGACCAAGGAATCTCGCGCTCAAGTTATGCGAGACCGGATCGAAGCTCATCAGTCGCCGACATTTTGGATACGAGAACTGGCGCCGGTTCAAACAGGTTTTGCCCTGGAGGCAGCATGACAGACCATCCATTATCCGGCGTTGCACAGTTTCTAACGCTCCCCCTTCCGCCGTCGATCAATTCATATTGGAGGAAGTCGCCGCGGGGCATGTATATAACCCGCGAGGGAAAGGACTTCCGCCAGCGCGTCGCCGAGATCGTTGCCGAGCGCCAAGCCATCAAGTTCGGCGATGCGCGCCTGTGCGTGGCGATGCACGTCAGCATGCGAGATCGACGCGTGGCCGACATTGACAACCGCGTCAAGGCCGCGCTCGATGCGCTGACGCATGCTGGCGTCTACGACGACGACAGCCAGATCGACGAGCTATTCGTCGCGCGCGGCGACATTGTCAAGGGCGGCCGGTGCCAAGTCATGGTCATGGGGGCGTGATGGATAAGCAACTCTACCGCCTTGTGCATCCCACCGCGCGCCAGTTAGCGAGCCGCGCATGCATCCACGCGCCAGACGGCTTCATAGTCGAGATCAAGCCGCCGACGAAATCTAGCGATCAGCAGGCCAAGTATCACGCGATGTTCGCCGATGTCGCCGCTCAAGTTCCATTCATGGGATCAATGCGCGACCTTGAAACGTGGAAGCGCCTGCTCGTCGACGCGTTCGCGCGCGTGAAAGCGGCAGAAGGCGATCCGGTGCAAGGCGTCGGCGCGATCATCCCCAATCTCGACGGAACCGGCTTCGTGCAGCTTGGCGTGCAGACGCGCAAGTTCAGCAAGCGCCACGCGTCAGAGTTCATCGAATTCCTTTATGCCTTTGGCGCCGAAAACGATGTCAAGTGGAAAGACCCCGCTCCGGCCGGATATGAGGGACTGGCAGCATGACCGGCAAGCTCAATCCGAACAGCGTGCGCAACGACACGCGACGCAAGATTGTCGAACTGCTCGGACAGGAGCCGATGACTGCGATCGAGCTGCAAGCAATCGTCGGCATCGCTGAAACCGGCGTGCGTCGCCATCTGCGCATCTTGCGCACTCAGACGCCGAAGCAGGTCTACATCTGCGACTGGCACCGCATGGTCGGCAAGAGCGGCTTGTGGGGCGCCGTCTACGCTGCTGGCGACAAGCGCGACAAGCCGGAGCCGGATCGCACCGAGGCACGCCAACAGGCATCGGCTCGTCACTACCGCAAATATTCCGGCGTATTCAAGGCGCGTAGGAGTGCTTGCAATGGCCGCGCGCATCCGTTCGCCGGATTGCTGGAGTCGGCACGATGAAGCGCTCTGCATTGAAGTCAAGCGCATTCAAGCGCAAGCCCGGCGCGTCGTTCAGCAGCTTTCGCAGCGCGACGAAGGAACTGGAGCGCAAGCCGATGAAGAAGCGCGCGCGGAAGGCTGCGACAAAGGCTGAGCGCGAACACATGGGCGTCGTCGCGGGACTCTGCTGCGTAGTGTGCCGAAATCTTGGCTATGGCGATTCGCCGGCCGAGGTGCATCACGTCCGCTACCTCGCCGGCGGCGGCCAGCGCAGCAGCAATCTCGACACGATCCCGCTTTGCCCGCGGCATCACCGAATCGGTGGTTATGGCGTCGCAATCCATGCCGGCCAGGAGGAATGGGAGCGCCTATACGGAACCGAGGCGCAATTGCTCGAACAGACTCGCCGGGAGACCGGCATCACACAACCACAGATGGAGACGGTATGACCAGACCACAACGCTACGGCGCAAGCGCAATGCCCTGTGACTCGGGAATCTTCGTGATGCACGCGGAGTATGAAAAGGTGGTGGCGGAGCGCAACGCCGCACTGCTCGACGCTGAGAGATACCGGAAGTGGGTCAGCTACAGCGGATTCACCAAGGCTCACACTGATGCGACGCTCGACGCCATCGAGATCAACGAATACGCGACGAAGGATAAGGAGCAAGCATGATCGACATCGACAAACTGGAAGCGCTGGCGAAGGCGGCGACGCCGGGACCGTGGGAGGCTGTCGACTACGGCAGCTATGACGGTAAGGACGAAGGGTGGTATGTGGACACGTCCGCCGACAAGGCTGACATTGCACCGGATGCAGGCGGTATTCAGCCGAATCATTGGGACGCAGGCCGCGGCAGGCGCGACATGCAATTCATTGCCGCAACCAATCCGGTTGTAATCCTCGCCCTTATCGCCGAGGTGCGGGCGCTGCGGGAGTTCCATGGCTTCTTCCGCGATCGGTGCGAGGGGCTGTTCGCTCAGTTCGGGATGGACGCAGTGGACGCGTACAACGACGCGGCGCGAGGTGCCAAATGAGAAACATCGCCATCAGCAGTACACGCACCGCCGAGACCGTCGCTCACGAAGACATGATCGCGGCAATGGACCCTAACTACCAGTTCACGCTCGACGAGATATTCGCCCTGCTCAACGACCGCCCGCGCGCTGCTGTACGCGACACGCTGCATGCACTCGTCGCGAAAGGCGTCATCTGGCGCGACGCCACGACGTCACGCGTGCGCTATGCCCTGCTCGAAGGCGATGCACTGCGCGAAGCGATCGAACGAAAGACAAAACGGAGTGCATCGCCGGTCTGGATGCACCGCAATCTCATCGGATACGAGGCTGAACAGCGCCGCTTCCGCGATTTATGCATGAAAACACGAAATTAGGTATTGCGTTACAGATACTGTTGCGGTATCGTTACGCCAATAGCAGCACACACCAATAATCAACAACAAACGGAACGGAACCATGCTCTACACGAAATTTTCAGCATTATTACGCACGCCTGCGAACGCCATCATGGCCGCTCGTGTAAGCGCGTGCTCAGTCACTGCGCGCCGGGCGGCCGCCTCAAAGCGCCACATCGGAACCCGCACGGTGAAACAAGACCAAC